GATGTTGATGTTGGGTCTTGGCGATCATAAGCCTTGACACTAACCTTACCGCCTTTACCAACAAACGCAATATTGGAAAGACTGTTCATATTAGCAACTTTCATTGCTTTCTGAAAAATACGATTAGGCAATTCAAATTGTGCGTCCACATTATCAATCTCTAATGAATCCGCTGGTGGAGCAATAATGAGATTGTGAGCGCAAGAATGATAAGCAACATTCATTTCAGCATCACTCAAAACAGCAAGTGAGGCATCATCAACTTCTGACTGATCGGTATTTTCCAATGCGACATTTGGAAAAATAGAAACGTTTCCAAGAAACTGGTTTAGATCATAGATACCAAAGTTATATGGAAAATCATTTTCAATTTCCGCTTCTGCGAGAATTGACTTATCTGGTGCCATTGTTCTTTGTAACTTACCCTTTTTGAGGATGATACCAGGATTGATTGTGGAAAAGTTTTTGAGAACTGATAATGTGTATTCGGTGAGTTCCATTGATATACTCCTATTAATCAAATGAAATGTATTATAACATATTATTTGTATTCGCGCAAGATGTTTTCAATCTTGGAATACAAATCTTCTAATGTACCATTGTTATCTATAACATAGTCAAATTTATAGTTTACCAAACTACATTCAGAAGGATGAACATTTGGATACAACTCTGGCATTTTTTCGGGGGCATTTACTGCTGTATCATACCAATCTGGACGTTCACCACGCTCAACACGAATATTGATTCCAAACAATCGTTTCACAAGATCAGCCTCATTTGGAAATCTCAAATCGGTAAGAACATGATTGATGTTATTTGTGTTTAGTATTGCTTTTTCAACACTTGCTATCCAGATATCCTGACCAAAGACATTTCGTCCTGCTTCAGTACCCATATACTGTAGCATCAACCTAGGTGTAACGGTGTAACCCAAGCGGGCACTCCACCATGTATCCTCTGTTTCACGCCATAATCTACTTTCTCTCGTATCACCCTCAAGCAAATGCCGTGGCCATCCAAAAATGGCAGCCACAGCATCTTTTAGTTTATCAGCAAACGCAAGTTTACGGTAATCATGATGTTCTGCTAAATATTCTGAAACAGTTCCTTTACCAGAATCAATCAAGCCAGCAACAGCAATAATCTTTCCCATAACAAACTCCTGATTTTATAGTTGACCGATAGTTTGAGCAATCTTCTCCATATTACCTGTAAATGGATATGTACCAACGTGCTGTGTTTTCATCCAAGGGCAAAGCCATACTTGACCGCCGATTTCACGCCAATATTGACAGAACATATAATCTTCTGATAGATAACGTTCGGAATCTGGATGAATAACAGTATCAAAGAAAGCATGAATATAACGTGAACCATCAAAGTTTGCTTGTCCAACATGATCTGGTTTATATCTTAGGTGGGGGTATTCTTCCTGAAACTTTTCAAATACACCGCGCTTGATCATCATATAACCAGTACCAATTTCCATAACTTCAAGAGGTTCTGTTACTTGAAATGTTTTTGTTCCAGGAACAGGATTGAAAACATATTCACCAGTAACACCTTCAAGTTCACCTGGGTTGAAATTTTCATTATTAGCATTTTGAACAGATGCTTTGTGAACATTTCTCCAATTGATTGATTTCTTAGGATAGGGTGCACCAATAACATCTTTATCAAGAGCAAGCAATGCTAGAATGTCTTGTGGATTGAAATGAATATCAGAATCCAAAAATAGCAAATGTGTTGCGTCCGATCTTAGAAATTCATCAGCAAGATAGTTTCTTGCTCTGGTAATAAGACTTTCATTGAAAAGGAAAGAGAACTTTACTTGTAGTCCGTGTTGGTGACATAGCCCCTGTAAATCTAAGCACGATTTCATATAAAGGCCACTACATTGTCCACCATATTGTGGGGTCGCCACGAATAATCTATTTTTTCTTAGGTCATCGACATGAATTTTCAGTTCCATAGTTTTCTCCATTTATTACATTTTTTGTTTCATTCGCGCACTCCCATATTGATATAGAATATAAAGAAAGGGGCGCTGTATTATTTATACAGCACCCCATTCAGTTCAAATAAAAAAATTACGACGCAAGGCGGTAATACATCTTGCGTTCGCCATTCACATTACGGAAATTGCTGTAAATGGTCAAACCTTCATTGCGAAGGTCATGAATACGCTTATAGACAGAATCATGTGGGACTCCAGCACGATCCGCTAGGCGACTTACAGTAATTCCAGGGTACTTTGTTGCGTTCTTAGTCAACTGCTTAAAAACGCGGGACATTTGAGACTTGGTATTCATTTACGATCCTCCAAAATTAAATCACCTCTTGATGGTAAAAAACAGCAATAGTGGGGTGACCATCCACTATTGCTGCGTATTATGACAGATTTTTTATGATCTGTCAAGCCCTTTTTTTTTTACTGACCCATTAAAATTCGGGGTCAGAATAATTTGCGGGTGGAGCTGGAATATTCGGATCAACCGCCGCAGGTTCCTCCGTCAACTTTTGCCAGAACATGGTAAAAGTTTCCCGCGTATCATTATCAAATCGGTTCAGACACATTTTGATAGCCTTTTCCTGATTGCGGAAAATAGCAAAGGCTTCACAAATATGAACCAGACGCCGAGTTGAAATGATTTCATTACAAGCGCCATCAAAGAAACTGCGCCGAATGATATCAGCCCAAGAAACAAGGTTCTTCACAAACTTACCAGTATTCTCACTGGTGAGACCGTTCTTTTCCATCACATTGGCAAGAATCTTTTCTTCCGTTTTCATCGGAGGATATTCCTGCTCAATAGTAACACTGAACCGTTCCAGGAACGCTTCGTTCATCACATTAGTACCGATGAAGCGACCGTCCTCGGAACCCTTGCCCTTGGTATTTGCAGTAGCAATAATGTTGAAACCAGGACGCGGGTACACAACCTTATTGATCTTTTTGAGATAGATCGGACGACCTTCAAGGACAGGTTGCAGACACATAAGCTTGGAAGAACCCAAGTCAACCTCGTCCAGAAGAAGGACAGCACCGCGCTCCATCGCAATGATCACAGGACCATTCTGCCAAACAGTCTGACCATTGATCAATCGGAAACCACCGAGCAAATCATCTTCGTCGGTATCACCAACGATGTTAGTTCGGACGCACTCCCGACCTTCAGACGCGCACACCTGTTCCACCATCATAGTCTTACCGTTACCAGAAAGACCAGTGATATAGATGGGGTAGAACATACCCGAACGAATAACGTCCCGAACATCATTATAATAACCGAACGGCACATAACCAACAGCGGTTTCAGGAACCAGCGAAAGTTGATTATGCAAACCCGCAAGGGCACTCTCAACCGCTTCAGCACTCATACCGATTTGAGCAAGTTTTGCATCATTGTGTTCCACGGCAGGAACAGCACTGGTGACAACGGGAACAGTAGCGGCAACGGCGGGTTCAGCAGGAGCAACCGTCTTTTTGTTGCTATTGCTACGCCGCGCCTTCTTATTCACAACATTTTTGCTTGTTGCTTTACTATTTTCAGACAACGATTCCGCCGCAGCCTTTAGATCATACTCACCACGACCCGCGCGAAATTCTGGGTCATTGGTGATCCATTGCGGAAAAGTAACTGACTTCTTTTCGCAAATGTTGATAATCTCCTGACGGGTAACAGTCCGAAGCGAACCAAGAACCTTAGTGGCAGCCTCGATAAAAGCCGTGCGCTTTGACATATTAGACATAACTGTGGTCACCTTTCTCATGATCATATAGTGTTATGGTACAGGATTAATCGTACAATGTCAAGGACTTTTCCTTGGTATTGCAGATTTTTTTCATGAACCGGCTCAATAGGATACGGTTCTCGCGTTTCTTTCCAGCAAACTTGATAAACTGCTTTGCAATCCCCGCGTGTGTTTTTGCCTTTGAGATATCCAAAGTTGTATCAAGTTCCTGTCCAGTATTCAGGACATAGAAATCATCGTAAGCCTGATACTGTGTCACCAGAAAGCCTTCATTATTGAACTTTTTACGCAGTTCAAGATAACGCAGGTCTTTTTTACTTTCAAGATTGGGATAAAACTTCTTAAAGCTCCAAAGTTGAACAGCTTTTTTACCCAGAAGATAAAATCCCATTAGATTGCAACCAGTCTTTTTCTTTAGCGCCTGCTGAAGAATATCAGTCAGATCGTTTGAGGAACTAACTGAAAAACTGGTCGTACCAGGAATATGAGTTTTCTCCTCATAGAAATATTCATCACCAGTTTCTTCATCAACAGCAACACTGATGATGTATTTCTTATCAATCTTATTTTTATTATCCATATATCCATAACGGTCATGCCCAGAGAGTGTAACATAGTTAGCATCACCGTCGGTCAACATGATAGTATTGACCACTTCAATCTTATGCCGATCACGAAAATCATTGATTAGTTTCGGCATAACGCGGAGGGCTTCGTTCGTCGGAGTGCTGCCCATACCATTGACAGGACAATACTCATAGTTAGCAAGAGTCCAAAGATACAAACAGGTATCATTGAAATCCTTCAGCGACATTTTGGAGTCAAACAACTGCACAAGGCGGAAATCTTCAAGTTTGAAGTATGTTTTTTCTTCCGCATTGGGTCGTGGGAAACAACCTTGCTTACTCCGTTCATACCCGCGAGAGGTGCGATACAAGTAGACCTCAAAAGGAATCTGCACCCGCTTGCAGAAGTATACAAGGATCAGCAATTGCTTGATCGTATACTTGAGGTTGCTTGACATAGAACCCGACCAATCAATCACCATAAAGAAGCCATGGTTCTTGCCTTTAGGCACACTAGCAAAACGACGGAAGATATCTTCATTATAACGATACGAATGAAGTTTATTCGTATCAATAATGCCGCTCTTGCTAATGCTGGTACGCATAGAGATATCAGCAGCCTTTCGCATTTCAAACTCATTTACCATGAACGAAATGGTGCTGTTCTCTTTTTGCTTGAATTGGTTCAAGCCATCATTGACCAAAGACCACCATTGAGGATTGGACGCATTTCGCGCAAACACACTGTTGGGATTAGATTTGACAGCAGCAAGGTTGTCTTTATACGAAACAACCGCTTCTTTATAGTTCACCTCAGGCAGATAATAGCGCCGATATTCAACATCGGTGTTGGTCAGATTGTTTTCAAGCTTACTTTCATAAGCCTTTTCAGTTTGAGATTGAGGAATATATTCTTCAGTTTTTTCTTCCCCATTATCATCACTATCATAATGACCACCATCAAATACTTCATTTCCACCAGCACCGATGGAATCTTGATCTTTATCCTTTTCAACATCAACCGAAGGTTCATCCGGTGCATAAACAGGCTTGGAACTTTTACTATTCTTTACATCCTCTTTTTCTTCCTCTTCGGAATCATCTTCACCATCATCATAGGTGTCACTTTCGGCTTGATCATCATCCCAGCCTAAATCTTCAGCATCATCATGATAATCATCACCGTAACCGTCACCATCTTCCTCATTAGAGAAGTCAATGTCATCATGAACAGTTTCCTGCTTTTTCATGAAGTCATTTTTTACGATAGCAAAAACGTCACTGGTAGCATCAACCACTTCTTCCCAAGTTTCAAGTTGGGCAATGCGATTGACAATTTTCATTTCTTCACTTGAAAACGGCACTTTGAGAACCGAACCAACCTTGAAATGAAGATTGAGCCGATCAATCAGAGAATAAGACTTTATGTCTTTGTCTTGAGTGCCGAAAAAATTACGATCAAGCAATTCTTGATAGCCAACAAAATAGTCTTTACGCGAACCAGGATAACGGCGTTTCTGCCGCTTATCGATCCGCGCGTCCTCAATAACGTTCAAAAATCCCTTGATTGCAGGGATTGCTTTCTGTCGTGTTGCTTTATCGGTAAAATTTGTTTTTGCGATACGATCAATCGCGGGCATCCAGTCGGTGGGAGTATCAAGAGCATGACCCACCTCATGGACAATCAACATGTCATACAAATGAACAGAAATATTCTGCCAAACGGGCAGCATCAAAGTGCGATTATACACATTGAAGGATGCAGTCTTTACATTTGAGGAATGCAAAACAGTAATATTTTCCGCAGCCAAAAGCTTTGCAAGCTTTGACCGTACGGAACTGGCAATACCCGTTTTGATTGTGTCAACTGCCGTTGTGGCTTCAGACATTGTTTTGAGTCCTTTTTCCATATTTCAATACATTATAAAGGAACGCGAGGGCAAAGGCAACCCACGTGGCGACATAGCTGATATGCACCGATGCATAGCTTACTACTTCAAGTTGTAAGAGAAATACTACACAACTATTGCGATTTTTCGCGCTTTTTGCGAATTATGGACGCAATGATATACTATTATTGCTTTCCAGTCAAGGCTTCCAGAAAATAAAGATTGGCTCATATTTTAGATATATCTTTTTATTTCCAGATTGAATGCGACAGAAATTTTTCATCTGACCGATCATAACAGTTTCTTCAGTCTTTTCCTCACCAAAAACGGTATTTTTCACAATCGTTTCTTTTTTATCAGTTTCAACTAGTCTATTTCCACCTGGCATTTGAGCAAGGGCAAGTTTCAATGTTTTCACATGTTCCATACCAAGTGACTTGAGTATATCAATAGAATCCTGTTCAAGCGGAAACATTTTACCATCAACAGCAACATCAGCAATATTCCATGCAAGGTATCTTTGATTTCTCAAGTATTCCACACAAGTCTCAAGAGTTGGTCTTAGAAAGTTTTCTCGCCAATCCTCATATTGAGAATAACTATGGCAAGATTGACCAGTATCAGCAGAATAAACTTCTTTGATCCAATAAGGTGGACTTGTAAAGATAAAATCTACTTGCCCTTTATATTTTTGAAAATTTGGGTTCTCACCAATCTTCTCCGAACCATCTTGGAAGATTTCATATGTATGAGCCTTTCCAAATAACTTTCCACTAAGTCTAACATGTTTGTTAAAAAAATCGGCAACCTCGTGGTATTTGGTGCGACCGTTTGGTAGATCATGATCATGATTAGGATCGGTGACAACATAATGAATGTTGCGGCGACTATCAACAGCCATCGCACCAACAAGTCTGCCAGCCCAACCAGCAGATGGATCGTATATAACGATACGTTCTTGATCCTTGATATGGTCAGTAAATGTTTCATAGATAAATCTCGCTGTCAAAGGTGGCCAGTTAACAGCATACTGGCAAAACGATACACGAAATGCTTTTAGACCGATTGGAAATAACTTCTGTCCTTTTTTATAAAGACGAATAGAATAATGATTGGAACGAGTAGCATCAACATTAGTCTTACACTCATTTGGTACTTTATCAGCAAATGAGATATCAACAACCAGATTTTGTTTCTTAGCAAGAGCAGGATTGTATCCTGTATATTTCTTGTTTTCTTTCACAGGACATAACCAATAACCATGATCAGGATTTTGTAGTGTTGAATACCATTCAATAAATGCTTCAGGTGTGGTAACAGTATGAACGTTGTTACCTATTCTGATAATATCACCATAAGAGATTGGTGCTGAATAGTGATAAAATGAATCTCGTTTGAAATGCCGATTGGCATATGTTAGAAATGTTTTGAGTAGTTTATCATCAGAAAAATAGTCATAGATTGATTTGGGATCACCTTTTGATGAATATGATATTTTAGTTTTCATCATTGTTGGAAACCAGTCATTGACTGCGTTACCAAGAACAGATGTATTCCGAATAACATTCTTTTCACCAGTCAATAAATCATCTATCATAAAGTTGTGTGTTGGATAGATTGTCATTTTATTGAACTGGTCGGCTGCATCCTCCTCGGTGAAGCCAACGCGAGGTGGTAGACCCTGGTTATCCCAAAGGTCAACTACCACCTTACGCAAATCTATCACCCACTGGCGGAAATCATCATCAGACATTTGTAACACTTCATCAAATGTCTTATTGACTTCATGCTGTATCAATAATGTATTTTTCATTTATCAATATTCTTTATAAACGGCGTGTCCTGCTTCTACTAACAATGTGGCTACATCTTTTTCAGATTCAGTTACACCATCATCAATAACAACTTCAGCCAACCAGCGGCCATACTTGTCTTTACGATCCTTGTGAGTACGAATAAGAACTTCAGTTCCAACAGGAAGCAGATTTTCAACAAACTCTTTTGCTTTTAGACCTTCCTGTCTTTCTTCACCACGAAGTTCCCAAGCATCAATACCCCATAGGCGAATTGGTTCATTGATCAACCAGGTCTTACAACCCAGGTCAATATCAAAACGAATGGAATCACCATCATAAACAGACGCAACAACTGCTCGGTAAACATATAAGTCTGTATCTTTCAATGTCATTTTATTTTTCTCCCTTTACTATCGTAATATGATCTTCTAATATTTTGATATTTGGTGTATTCTTCCAACCATATTTCAGCACTCTCCGTTGTAAAGAAATGTTCTTCCACTGGTGAGATTTGCATCCAACCAGATTCAGGAAAATACTCCTCTACAACATAAGTTCCATATTCAGTTTCAGATTGATATGGAACTATTCTATATCTAGGTGTTTTTTTGTTCATGTTCTTTCATTTCTTGTCTCATTGCTTTCTCCTCCATAGTTAATGATATAAAAGCCTTTGTATTATACCATGATGGTATTGGTACATAAAAACAACGAAACATATTTATATGAGCCAAATAAAACTCATATGATCGATACAATCCTGCTGGTTTCATTTCTTCAACTTTTCTTCCATTTCTTGTCTCACCTTTATTGATAACATGGATGGCCATATTTTCAACAACATTCTTAAACCTGTGGAACCATTATAATGAAAAAATAATGTTCGGATTTTGAGATAATATAAAAAAGGTTGCTTGATTTTAGTTTTTTTCATTTCTTCAATTTTTCTTCCATTAGAGCATCAAATGTATCATAGAAATAGCCCGTAGGTGGTAAACCATCTAAGAAGATTTCTTTTACCTCTTGTAACTGTTTATTATAGTCCAAATTCTTCACTTTGTCAACAAATTCTTCAACAGAGTATACTCTTTGCCAGTCTGTTTTCACAAATCTTCCATCACTATCATATTTTGCCCAGACAAATGGAATAACATCACAAGCCAATGCTTCCACATATCTGGAAGATGTTGCTGTATTTGAATACCAGTTGAAACATAGAGTGGTTTTTGATTGTTCTAATAATGGAACAATATCTTTCATCTTGCGGAACTTTAGGTCTCTCTTGAATCCTTTGAAACTTCCAATAAATAAAGTATTCAATTCTGATTTGTGGATTCTCTTAAGGATAAGATGGCGTATGTCACCCGATGCTTTGCCGTCCACACCTTTAGACTTATCCGTGCCCCAATAGATAAAGTCTGTTGGTCTTGTATTCGATAAGAAATCAGTTTGTCGTGAATATAATCCCTTTTGTCTTTTATCATTGATGTAATACCACTTGAGCGCATGTGCTATTCCTATAAAATCAATTTCATCTATTTCTTGATAATCAAAATCAATGCCTCGCAATACCTTTTCACGATATAAACTTTCATTATCAGCACGATCAGACCGAAGAATGATTACCTTTTTATTTTTAAAATAAGGCATTATTTCTTCAATCTTCTCGTTTGATCGTTTCACACTAAGGCCGTGAAGTTTACCTGGAACCCAGTAGGTAAACTCTGCTTCAGATGGTATGACAATAACATCGGCCTTTTCTAACGCGGTATTGTCACGAATTGGTTTATTATTGAAACCAAAGTTATAATAATAATATTCATGTTCTTTATGTCTGTTGGTATAAACTCTCAACATATCATAAAACGAATCAATAATGTCGTTTAAGGGTTCCTTATAGTTCGTTCCAGATCGCAACCGCGCTATACATATTTTCATTTCATCAACTCCTCCATAGATTTTTTTATATTTTCTGGAATATCAACAGTAGAACCAATTTTCGTGTTCATTATTTTCTTCACAAAACAAACAATTAAATTACTTGATATATCTTTATATGGATACTTGATATAAAAAACGCCGGTATCAGTTTTAGTAAAATCACACACCCCCTTACAATATTTCATTATGTTTTACTTTCCTATGTTTCTCAATGGAGCAAGTTGTGGTAAAGGAACCAGTCCTTTATCTGCTAAATAACCATCAGGACCGATTGTCTTTTTGTTATAATAAGTATCAAGAAACTCTTTCAATCCAGGAATAGCACCAAAATGTTGATTCTTGAAGTAAACAAACAGAGGACGCGCGCCTTCATACTTACCTGTTGAAATGTTTTCATATGTTGGTTCTATGTTATCAATAGCAACACCACGAATAACATTTGTGTTATTATCAAGATAAGAGAATCCAAAAACACCAACAGCATTCTTGTTGTTTGTCAGTTTTTGAATGATAAGATTATCATTTTCACCCGCTTCAATATAAGCACCATCTTCTCGCATTGATTTCCATGCCTTTTCAAAAACATCTTTTGGGAGTGCCTTCATAGCAGGAATCTTCTTTGCTCCAACTTCCATAAACAGTTCATGGAATGAATCGCGAGTTCCAGAAGTTGGTGGTGGACCTAAAACTTCAATGGCTGTTTGTGGTAATGATGAGTCAATATCAGACCATTTCTTATATGGATTTGGAATCAACTTTCCATCTTTACCAGGAACTTCTCGGGCAAGAGCAAGAAACACCTGGTCCATAGTTAGACTAAACTTGGGTCCATTTTTTGATTGTACTAATACAATACCATCAATACCAATCTTCATTTCTGTAAGAGCAAGCACACCATTATCACGACATTGTTTCCATTCAGAATCCTTGATCATACGAGAAGCATCTGTAGCGTCGGGTGTACCAGAACCAACACCAGCACAGAATAACTTCATTCCCCCACCAGTGCCTGTTGATTCAACAATAGGTGCTTTGAACTTAGTTGCTTTCGCAAAATGTTCTGCTACCACTGTAGTAAAAGGGTAAACTGTAGAAGAACCTACAATTCTAATAGTATCTCTTGCCAATGCTGGAGTGGCAAGAAGTGAAAGACCAATAATCAACGCGATAGTTTGTTTTTTCATACAAAATCTCCTCTGTTTGATGAAAACAGAAGTATATCATAGTTTTGTGACATTATTATGACGATTCCATTTTTCTTCTAAGTTTTTTGATATAAAGTTATTCATATTATAGAGTATAATATTATTGGGTCTAACACAACATAACCATTCCCATCTAATGTTATTAGTTATTAGATGTTCTGTTTTTACTGATGAAAACCATGGAGCATCATATTTCAAAGGAACTGGTTTCATTTCACTTCTCCCGCCACATTCCAGAATAATACAGTTTTAGGACGGCCCATTTTTGAATGCCAATCTAACATAGGTTGCCATGCTTTAGCATCATATGTTGAACATGAGTTGAACGGTGGGGCTTCTTCCTTCTTTACTGATTGTTTGAAGTTGTATTTTGACTTGTGGTATATTGCTCGTCCGATTTCATGTTCTGACATTGTGTGTCCGACAGATACGACATGAACTTCTGCATTTGGAAAGGCCATTTGTAAAGATCGTGTAAGAGTCCCGCTTGAACCAACAGACCACACTTGATCAGGTTGCACGCCCAGGCTTCTTGCAACTTTGATAAGTGATCCAAATACTGTGGGATGCTCCAATCCAATGGGGAGCAAGCATCTTGTTTCTGGTCGTTCTGCAACATAATCTTTAGCCCTTTTCTCTGTTACGTTTAGCATTCCATTTGGTACCCATCTAAAATCAGCACCAAGTTTTATTGCTTTCTTCTGATAGGGATGAAGTTTATCTAAAGCCCTTTCAGCCATAAAAATAACTGCGCGCTTATTATAAAGACCGCACACATATGGTAACGATATCTGTGCATAACCTGTAGCAGGCGATGAACCATAAACCCACTCCTCAATATGTTCATTGTTTCTAATGAGATAATCAGCGGCTCTTGCTTTTGTTCCTACTTCTAACAAATCATCACGAACAACTAATATATCATCATGCATTCTCAACACTGGAGGTGGGTTTGGATCAACCCAATCCTTCACAAGTTCTAAATAGGATTCTGCTTGCTCTTTCTGAAATGATTTTTCAACAAACAGGGATAACAACAAGATGACACTTCTTATTTTTCTTTTGCATATAATCCATCATATGTTTAGTTCCTTTTGATGACCCATCCCAAATAGCAATCAAAGCATCAGCATAATCACCCATTTTACAGTTTCTCATTATTGGAGCCTTTTTCCCATACTTTTTATAATCAGGTAAGTATCTTCTTTTTGGTATATTATTCTCTAAAGCATAAAGTTCACCCAACTGATCAACACCTTCAGCACCACCACTTACAATCTCACTTATATCAAAACCAGATCGTTTGATAGCAGCAGCAACAACTCCATAATCAAGTATTTTTCGTGAACCTGCTACAATCACTTTCATTTTTCAATATTGTCATAAATAATATCTGGTGCGGGTAGAGGTTCATAATGTCTAAATTGATTTTCGCCAATAACGAATGAAGTTATTTGCGGCTTATCGCCAATTCCGCGTTCATGTAACATTGTATTACTAAATCGCAATGAAGTATCAATCCACTCTTTTTCACCATCCCACACCTCAAGCGCACCATTTTCGTTTACTCTTGTTGCGCCTTTATCTAACTTTTTTGGTTGTTCTGCTTTCGCAGACTTTGTTTGAGGAACAACACTTGTAGCAGCAACAGCAGCACCGCCAAAAAATAATGATCTTCGTGATAACATATTATTCACCTTTATTCTACCATCCTTGTAAAATCTTTGATTTTTTCAAATCTAATGACTTTCTTGAACTTATCAATCAACTGATCTTGCTTGTGACTGATGATGAACGTATTTGTATTCTCTTTCATTGAAAACATAATCTTGATAAACTCGTCCGTACCAGAAACATCTAGAGAACTATCAAATATTTCATCCAGTATCAATAGATTTGTATTGACACTGTTCTTTACCTTGGCGAGATTACGCCAAGCAAATAGAATAGCAAGATTGATACGAAACTTCTCTCCTTCAGAAAAGTTATGATAAGAAAAAATATCACGATAACGAGATTTGATTGTTTCCTCAAACTGCTCATTGATTTCAAAGTTTACAAAAAATCCCATTTGTGAAAGATAGTAGTTGATAGATTTATTCAACACCGGTAAATATTTTTTGATGATCTTGGCTTTGATACCTTCATCTTTCAACAAACCTATTGATGTTTCAATATACTGTCTTTCATTCAATATTTCTTCTCTCTCCTCATTCAATCTTTTGATATCAGCATTTACAATCGCAAGTTCTTTTTCATTTTCTTCAATAAGTCTACCTGTATCAGATGATTTCATATTCTTCAGTTTATCAATCAACTCTTCCATATGACTGTATAAAGAATATCTCTTGGCACCCAACAATGCTATTTCACTTTTGATTCTTTCCTTTTGTTTGAGATTGTTATTTAGTTCATCAATATTATCTACACATGCTCCTATTTCTTTTTTCAGTTTTTCCATACCAGTTTCATAATCTCTGATCTTTATTTCATTCTTATTTATGATATCCTTTTTGAAATCTTCATCTATTATTTGTTCACAGGTTGGGCAATAATCATTGAACCCATAAAATGTCAAATGCTTATGGCTCTTTCTATGATTTGTTTCAATCTTAGAATGAAGCACCAGAAGTTGATGGTGTTTATTTTTCATTTTCTTCAGTTTATCTTCATCAATAGATAAACTATCTGCTTCTTTATATTTGATATCAACATCTTTATCAAGTTGTGCTAAATCTTCTCTCACATGTGAGATTTGACTTTCTATATGAGCAATGTTATTTGCTGTGTTCTTATGTAATGATTCCAGTGTTTTTTCAATAAACGTTTTCTTTTCTTCCTTACCTAGGAACTCAAGTTTATTCTTTTCATATTTCTCTTTATTGATTTGTGATTCCTTTTTCACAAGAATGTTCATTGTGGAAAAGATACCAATGTCTAATAGTTCTTCAATGATGCCCCTGCGATCCGCTTTAGATAGTCGCATAAACGGAATATATTCTGCTGAACCTAAGATTACAATCTGTGTAAAAACTTTATAGTTCATACGCAAAATATTCTTTTCAAGTTCCTCCTGATAATCTTTCATATTTGCTGCTTGATTTAGCAATGTTCCATTACAATATATCTCAAAAATATTGGGCTTCATGCCTCGTATAATCTTATATGATCTACTATTGTTTGTAAACTCTATTTCAACAATACATTCTTTTTCATTGATTGAGTTGATCAGTTTAGGTTTATTGATATCACGAAAGGGGCGACCAAACAAAACAAATGTCAGAGCATCCAATATTGTTGATTTGCCTGCACCATTCTTTCCAATGAATAATACATTTTGATGTTCATCAAGTTTCACTTCAATAAATGAGTTGCCCGTTGAAAGGAAGTTCTTCCAACGGATTTTTCTAAAAACTAAAATGGCTTCCTCCTATCACACCCTTAGATTATTTGCTTCAACATATATTTTCTGAATATATGATTTTAGTTTGTTGCTATCAAGATTACTATTGTTTAGACTATCAATCGTCTTATTGATTACTGATAATGTATCTTCACTCTCATTTTCATCTTCATTTATATCATTGATATCGCCGACTGAAGCAGCACCTTCAATGACTGAAATTTCAACAGGCTCTGCTTTATATAACATATCAAAAAACTGGTCAAAAAGATAAGGATCATTCTTCTGTACACAAAGCACCTTAGTGTACAATCCTGTGTACATTGAAAAATCTGTATTGTGTATTTTTTCCAAAATATAAGGTTGAGAATCATCATACGTCAATGTTTTGAACATATGATTTTTATTCTGATAAAATGTTACTTGTCTTGTTTCGGTATCGAAAATGTTAAAGCCTCTAGGATCATTATAATCGATCCAAGAATACTCCCCAAAAGCCCCCAAATAAGTAATATTATTCCTACTACCGCGAGTATGAAAATGCCCAGAATAAACACGATCAAACCCATTAAAAATAGCAGGGTCCACCCCATCATCTGCCATAATTCCGCGAAAGTATTCAAAACCTTCAATCTCAAGGTGCCCCATAAGGATGTCTGCTTTTGGTTTTTTGATTGCTCCAATTGCTGCATTATAGTTAGACTCCGTAATCCATGGAATAAGTTGAATATCAAGACCAGCAATGTTGATGACTTCTGGGTCTAGATAAACTTTTATATTATCGTATTTGCCTTCAATGATTTCTGAAAGCGCATTTACTACATTTGTATTCTTATAATAGATATCATGATTACCAGCAATCAAATGAACAGTAATGCCGCGCTGCTTTGCTGGTTCGGCAAAACATTCGCGGCAGTATTTTGCTGTGAGAAAATTCAGATACTTTCTGCGCTCAAAAAGATCACCCAAATGAATAACTGTATTGATACCTTGTTCTTCTATGGTATCATAAAACCATTTGAATGACTTGTCAGCATTTTGGAGCATTTGAACTGAATCGCTCCTTGCTCCAAAATGCGTATCTGTAATAAGTGCTACTTTCATTTATTTTACTGGACGAAGAATACCGACTGATTTTGGTAAATTATCTACTAGATCATATTCATCATCCTCAAAAGCACTTGATGGATCATAAGCATCATTATCATTATCATTATATGATTTACTATAGTATGATCCATCCTTATTTCTACCTACTTTTTCATATTTAGATGGAGTAAAATCAATCACAGTAACAACATCACCGATTTTTACTTCTGGATTTATTTCTGATATTTCCTTCAAAATATTACCATCAGCATTCCAATTATCATTATCATTTATATCAAAGAGGCGCAGATAAGAAACACGAACAACCTCAACTTCAACACCTTCTGTTCCACAATGAACCAAAAGTCTACCAGGTTCAATATCTGACTTACCTAAGAAAACAAGATTACTTCTTTCATTATTATAAACATCTTCATAATGTTTCTTATTAACAAGAACTGCTTGTAGGTCTGCTAGTGTATTCATGTTTATATTCTCCTTTGTTCAATCATCTTTGGGTTTGTTAGCGTCTTTATATTCCTGTAGTTCAACAGGAGTAATCATTCCTACTGTTACCATTCTTTCAAGATATGGTAGTTTATCTTTATAGTTTGGTGGTGGTTTTTCCGCCATCTTATCACAAAACATCGTCAGTAAATCTTCCGTTGTTAAGTGTTTTTTATCATCTGTTATAATTCGGGCCACGTTTCTTTCCTCTCAAATCGATTTGTGTTTCTGATAACTCTTTATCATATCGTTTGATTGCCATATCAATAGCCTCTTTAATATTAGAAAGTCTTGAGCGATAGTTACCACGAATGTATACACTTTCACTTGGTGAAAGCATATCATTTACCAGATTTTGTACTTGAAAGGGGAGTTGCTCGAACTTCTCCACTTCCTCCTTTCTTAGGTTCAGCGACATTTGGACTCTCCTTATAAAATTTCTGTAAACCTTTTTTAGCATTCTTCATGCGTTCTTTTTTCTCTTCCTCTTTACGTTCAAAGTTTCCCATGAAGTCATTTATATTATCATATAAATCATCATTAATCAAGTACTTTCCTTCACCAGCATCAAATAAAGAATGGTGGTCATGGAAACTTTCAACTGTACCATCTAAACCATTTACTGGCATACCATGGATTATATTGTGCTGGAAGTTTTTATATATGATATATCTATTCTTTTCCTCTGTGTTGATACGACGAACAAATGCATTATACGCTATTGTGGTGAAATATGCAAATGGATTTTTCCCGATATCGGGATCATAGTTATGGAAATAAACAATGCAGTTTTCAATACCATCCAGGATCATTTCATCTTTAAATGAGTAGTTTATGAAGTTTTCTCGGTAAGATAATCGTGTTGCTATCTTCCAGAAACATTCACCTATATATTCTGGTATTTGCGGTCGCTGTTCATCATTATCTTCTGCTTCAGCAACTTCTTGTCGGTATTTTATAATCTCTGCTAAAAACTTGGCATTATCAATATAATGCTCACTCGTTTTGGATATTCTCTTCCTTCTCGGTGTTGTTGTAGTGGTGGTATTGGTACTCATTTGTATATTTCCTTTTCTTTTATTAAATTTTTGTAATACTCCCTTTTTTCCCTTGACAAGCTATTGACAACATGTTATAACTTCGTTGTCCTGTTGAATGATAACACATTTGGTTATATTAACTGTTTCTATAAAAAAATGACATATTAGTATGCTGTATATCATTCTTGAGTTTATCTAGTTCATTTCTTATCTTGTTTACTTCACTTCTCATATTGTTTACTTCTTTACTCATTTCATCATATTGTTCAATCAGTTCATTTGTTGCATTGATTATATCCATTCCATTACTATCTGAATGTAACATATTCATATTATATCCTCCTCCAATTAATGATATGTCGTTCCTGGTTTATACATATTAGCAAGTTTATTCTTCAATTCATTCATTTCCTCCTCTGTTTTATCATTAGTTGCTGCTTGCATTAGTTGTTCTATATCCTGTTTGGTATTCCTTTCCTTTTGTTCTATTTTCTCCACTCTATTCATTTGTTCCAAGGTACTTTGGTAATATTCAATCATATTCTCTGTTGGTTCTCCTACCAACATGATTTCAGATGTATTGATTTGGAATGTTTGTTCATCACATACTGAATGAAATACCCATTGTCCAAGAGAAATGGAGAATGAGTTAGGTGCTTCTCCCAACATATAGAAAATCTTCATAGGATTGATCAGAAGCAGGTCTTTAAATTCATCTTTATCTGTCAATTCCATTATTTCAGAAATGATATCATCACCATTTGCTGTTCTGATGAACTTGATGGCAGTTTCACTTGTTACTTCATTTTCAACATCATCAATATCAAAGTTGTTGTTAGCTGTTGACATTTTCTTTATCCTTATTTTAGGTCTATTTTATAGACTTTGAATGGAAACTTTTCTTCAACATAAAGTCTAGTTCTAGATACAAAGTGTTTTAGTGTGTGGTTTTCATGTTTCTTATAGCGAAGATCATCTGCTATATCAAATAAGGTAACTTTATTCTTTGTCTTATGAAGTCTAAGACCTCGTCCTATTGATTGTAGATTTCTGATTCTTGATTTAGATGGACTTGCGAATATAAGATTATGAAGATTTGGTATGTTTGTTCCTGTGGAGAATGTTCCGAATGATGCTACGATTATGGCATCATTTTCATTTTCAACAATAGTTCTCACTTCTTCGCGTATATCAACATCAACACCTCCATGAATAAGAAATACTTTTCTATTAGTATTTATCAAAGCCTTTTCTATTATCTCATGCAGATACTTACCATGTCCATCAACATATTGGTATAGTAATAATGTATTGCCTTTGAGTGATAATGCAAGGTTTTTGATAAACTTATTTCTCTCAACATTGGTTATGAGAAATTTTATTTCATCATGATATTTGTAGTTTTTTATTGCCTGACATGTGCTTTGAGGATATTTCAACAGCAGACATTTTATATTAATATCAGCAATGTGTTTATCTTCAATCAGTTTCTTGCTTGTAGCTACTCTATATTCTGGACCAAACAATCCTTCAAGAACTAACTTATGACATTTTGTACCATCTAAAGTTCCTGTTGTTCCTGTGCGATAATCAGCATTGACCAATTTTGTCATAATACTGGTAAGTGATTTAGCTTGAAACAGATGGCATTCATCACCAAAAACATATGTAAAATCAGTAAAGAATGATGGTGGCATCTTATATATTGATTGCCATGTTGAGATTGTAATAGGCAACTCGGTGTGTTTTTCTTTACCTTGGTGTATGATATGACAATTTTCTATTGTGTTCCAGTTGATATCATTTCTGCTATAATCGGTAAAATCACCATACATTTGTTCTGTTAGTTGTATTGTTGGAACAATAATGAGTCCCTTAGCATTCTTATCTTGTTCCTGGAGATATCTCATAATGGAATATATTATAAGACTTTTACCTGATGCTGTTGGTGATAGTAATAAAGAACGGCGTTTTCTAAGAGCGTGAATAAAAGCTTCTACTTGATAGTCTCTGGGTTTGTATGGCAGGTTTAGTTTTTCAAGAAATTGTTCACTCTCGGTTAATGAAATTGATAAATCGTAAACCTCTGTTTCATATGAAAAGTCGTAATTTCGCTTTTTACAGAAATCTTCAATGTATGGAACAAGTCCACGATAGATCAGATTATTTCTTAGATTGAATAACCTTATTTTTCCATCCCAAAGTTTTGCTTTATATTTTGGTGTGAATTGATAGTTGGGAACATAGAAGGTAAAAAAGTCACTCAATTCATATGCGATAAAATCTTCGCAACTTACATGTACATAAACTGAATTTCTGTTAGCAACAACGATTTTACCCTGGGACATTCGTGAATTTTTGCCAATCTATATATGATCTAAGGGACCATACTCTGCTATAAAGTGATTTCATTACCGCATCACAATAATCTACAATTTCTTTATTGATCATAAGTTTTGTTGCCAATTTCTTTACATCTTCATCTTTATTGATATAAGACTGTAAACTTGAAGGTCCCAAACGCAATTCAAACGGTTCAAGATTGTGCTTTTTCAGATCGTCAGGATGATTTAGTTTACCACTATAATAGTCTGATTTGAATTGTCTTAGTTCTTCCATTTCTGCTTCATTCTTCTTATACACAATATTATGATATGTTCTGATGTTCAAATATTTCGCATGGAGATTGGAAATACGCATTTGTTCTTCACCTGGTTCTGTTTTATCCATAACAGAATCCTTGCTCCATTCTTCCATTAGATCATCAAGTTTCACTGGTGGTTTCATATTATTTCCCTTTGGAAAACATACCAATTTAGTTGTTCATTATAGCAAAAAAATTATAGTCTGTCAATCTCAAAATAGTCATAACGTAAAGTAATATCCAAAAGGAACACATTATCTGCATTATCAGCCTGGTTGAATTGAATGTTTCCAAGAGATACAGGATGGCAGTTATAATATGCGATACGAATGTTTGGTAAATGAGCATTTGTGTTTGTGGTCAATATTCCATCGTGATAAGGACTGTTTTGACTATTGTAGTATTTTACATATTCAGAAAATTTTGTTGGCGCTGTCAATGCCTTGAGCCAGTTATAAGTTTCTTCATAAACTCGCATTTCTTCATCTACCAAAACAGTTATGACCAGTTCATCATATACCAGTGTATCACCATGTCTAAACATTGTCGCAAAACCTGGTGCTTCTACTGGAACTGCTCCAGTTGATACGCTGGGGAAAATAACACTCTGGCAAAAATACTTCATGAATGGCATTGTTGGAAATGAGAATGTAAACTTTGTTGGTTGCAGAAAACTTGTGTTTTCTGGTATTTGTATAATTGTGCGGTCAACCATTAATTAAAATCCTTATAAAGTTGGGTGTGTGATATATGTAGCGGCTTATCTGTTCCGCTTATGTTTATTTCCTTGATAGTTGCACCAATATTTTCATACCAGTAATTGAGGAATTTATGTATTCTTGGAATTTCAGGTATTACATCTTCCGTTTGCCACACATATGACTGTACCAAATTTGGAAAATCAAGTCTGAAATATATTATTTCCATCAATAATAACTCTTTCCGTTTGATTATTATCATGTGGAACAACTCCCTCTTTTATATATTTATATAATGTTGCTTTCCAGTTGGTTTTGATGTATAATGATGATGTTCATATAATATGAGGTAAAAATATGAAAAATCCATTGAGCAGGAAGTCATATATAGCATTTGATTTTTATATAATAAAAGCACAACTTGACCATTCTCTTATATATACAGAATATAAAAAGTATGTGAAATATCGGAATACATTTTCAAAACTATATCTAATAAATCATGTAATAACTGGTGAAATAACTGACCGACGTAATAAGGATCATCATGATGATTAAACATCGTCTTTGTGAAATGGTGCCAAAAATTCATTTGGTGAATGATGGACCCTATCGCATGGTGTTCATAGAAAACTGTAAAGAGATAGAAATCAAAGAAGTCAATACCAGAGAAGAGGCTTTAGTTTTATATAACAAATGGATGTCTGGTGATGAATAAAGTTCGGAATCAAGTTTGGTTTCAAGTTTGGTTTCAAGTTCGGGATCAAGTTGTGGATCAAGTTTGGTATCAAGTTGAAGATCAAGTTCGGCATCAAGTTCGGCATCAAGTTCGGCATCGAGTTCAGGATCAAGTTCGGCATCGAGTTCAGGATCAACTTAGGGAAATTTATTATGAATAAGAATGAAATTCGCGCACAAGTTATGAGTCAAGTTTGTAATCAAGTTGAAGATCAAGTTCGGGATCAAGTTCGGGATCAAGTTTGGGGTCAAGTTTGGGGTCAAGTTTTGGGTCAAGTTCGGAATCAAGTTTTAGAGCAAGTTCAGTATCAAGTTTGGTATCAAATTAAAGAAAAAGGGGCCCGCGGGCCCCTTTAGTTTGTTTGGAGGATACGTTTCTTATTATTACATAAGGTTACGAACACGGAACAGACGGTAATAAATGTTAGCGTCTGCTGCGGTATTACGTTCACCAACAGTACCGTCACCGCGTGTGGTGGCGAATGGGTTGGCAACCATACCATAACGAGTCTTAAACCCGATCTTTGGTTGGAAGGTGTCTTGTCCAACTGCACGAACCATTTGTAGTGGAACGTATGGGCAATAGAACAGACCAGCGTCATAAGGAGAAGTTCCCTTATAACCAACGGTACATAGTTCATCACCGTTTGCTGAACCACCGAAGTAAGGATCGATGTAAACCTTTACGCGACCATGCATTACACCAGCGAAGGTATTGCCTGTGTCGTCAACAGTTAAATCAACCTTAAGTGCAGGAGTATAGTCTAGAACACCGGCCATCGCAAGGGCTGACGCAACGTCAGATGATACGATGATGATGTTCCCCTTACCGCGACGGGTTGCCTTAGCAATTGCGTTGGCTTCACGTTCGATTTGGAAAACTAGACCCTTGAACTTTTCAACTGACCAACGACCGTTTGAGTCGGTGTCAAGATCAAAAGTTCCTGCTGTGGTTACACCATACTGTGCACCTGCTGTGGCAGAACGGTAAATTGTTCTAACAACTTCACGATTGATTTCCGCAAGGATTTCAGTTGAAAGAATGTTAGAAAGTTCTGTTTCAGCGTCTAGACCATGAACTGCCTTAAGGTCTTGGGCTAGTTCCATGGTGTATTCTGCCTTTAGCGCACGGCTACGAGCAGTAACAGTAACCTTATCAATGCTGAAGGCCATTTCAGCAAATGCGTTTCCTGTTGTGCCGTCACCAAGTGCTTCGGCTTGTGCTGTGGTCATGCCCTTACCAACACCGTATACATCAGAGTCGCCTGTTGCGAATACTGGGTTAGTATTAGCATAGTTGCCTGATATTGTACCAGTAAGTCCAGCAGCAGCATTCTGTGATGAAAACGCTGTGTTGGCTTCATTGAATAGGGCTTCATCACCAGCCATTGTCTTATAGCGTGACTTCATGGCGAAGATAAGACCAGTTGGACCGGTCATTGGTTGAACGCCACAAATGTCATAAGCAATAAGATTTGGTAGAGCGCGACGAACCAATGAAATTAGAATTGGATCGTAGTTATTAACACCGCCGGCAGAAACAGAGTTTGTTGGCGCTGCTTCGTTAAGCATTTGTCTTTCTTCAACCAAGGCTCTTTCTTGGTTTTCAAGAACAAGTGCAGTAACAGCACGACGATATGGGTCTTTAATTGGTGAAAGACCATCGTGATCAAGAATTGGTGACCACTTAGATTCAAGTTGTTCTGTAAGATACATTTTTAGTCCCTTTCTTATTATTGTTATGTCTCTTTATTATTATTTATATTATTTGGGAAGTTTAGCCCCAAGAACACGGGCATATTGTGCCATGCGACCATCAAGTTGTTCTGTAATAACACCTGGTTCTTTAGCACCGTCAGCCTTGTCTAATGGTTGATTATTACTAATCTTAGCAGTCTTTGAGGGGAAATAGTTTTCCTTCAAAGTGATAACTCTTTCAGCAAATTCATCAGGAGTTGTAAATTCAACGCCTTCAGCTAGTGACTTAAGCTTTTCTGCTTGAGTATCAGTCAAATCTTCTGAAAGTTCGTAAACGATTTCATTTCTCTTTGATTCGCTTAGAACCTTAGTCAATTCAACATTATTTTCGATTTCCTCATTGAGTTTTTGCTTAAGTGTATCAATTTCTTCGGCCATACTTTCAACAACATTAACTTCTTCCTCTGGAATATTAAAGTTGTTTTCAAGGAATAGGTTCTTTAGGCCAGAAATGAAATCTTCAGTGATTTCTGTGCGAAGTCCGCTTTCAATAGCTACTTCATTATCAGCAGCCCATTGTTCAACAACATAGTTTAGATAGTCATCAACATCTTCTTTGAGATTGTTGCTGATGGCTTCTAGTTGTTCTTCTAGGGTTTGTTCATAAGCAATTTGCATCTTAGCGCGTTCTTCTTCAACTTTCTGCATTACAGCAGCTTCAAAGATAGTCTTTGCTTTTTCCTTAAATTCTTCTGAAAGTTCTTCGCCTTGTAGCAATGCTTCAACATGTTCTGACATATCAACTGGTTCATATTCATATCCAACATCTTCTTCAAGTTGTTCATCTTCTTCCTCATCAAGTTCTTCACTTTCTTCACCGACAACATTGCTGTTATCAAAATCAGTATCTTCT